ATGAAGAGGAAATTCTATGGAAGAGTAACCATTCCGGCCCAGGAACTACTACTCGAGGCCGGGGCCAAATTCGATAGGTTACGGGACACTATCGACATCATCGCGGACGTAAAGGCGTTCCGCGGCATGAGGATAGATATCATGCATAGCGGCGACAGCGGCCTGCGATGCGCCGAGGAGCCTCGGTTCCCCGGCACCCGAACCACGGAGGTCTTGTGAAACGATATAGAGCTATCGAGTCTTGTCAGTATCCGGACTGCAGATGCCTGGATCGCGCGGGGATCATCCTCTACGATGGGCCCGACATCCGAGCGGCTTGTGATGCTGCCGACATTCCGCGACACGGATACGTGGGCCATGTCGAGCTGCTCATCGGTGAGGACTGGATCGTGATATACACATGACCCGATCCGGGGGCGGCACCTGGAATCAACCAGGATGCGGCTGGAGACCGCGAGGAGGAGTACGATGGAGATCAGAGCTACCAAGCGCAGCAGCATCGTCCGGACGGCGCCGGTTTCCCCAATCCCTGACCTGCTCACCGCCTGGCGCCAGGATCACAATACCTGCCCGGAGCCCGACCTGTGCCGCATCGAGGCCAGACATGCCGCATCCCTGGGCCTGCCGACCCTGGCGGCGCTGTACGAAACCCTGGACTGCGTTCACCGGGCAGCCGGGCCCGTATCGCCGGTGGAGCTCGAGGCCCTGTTGCGCCCGATCCTCCAGGTTGCCCGGGGCGAGGCGACGGAGCGGATCCGGCTCATCCTGGGCAAGCCGGCAAATGACGGCGTGCCGGGACTCGGGATGAATCCCCGCAGGCTCCTGGAGACGTCGGACCGGCGTCATCCTGTATGACGGCTCCGACCGAGCCGAAGCCGAGAGGGCGGCGCAAGAGGCTCCGAGGGGCTATTGCGCCGAAATCGAGGAGCGCGCCGATGAGTGAGCGCTACCTGTGGCACGTCACGCTCACCAGCGGGGATCGGCGACGATCCCCGCGCTCCGAGGTCGCAGCGGAGACCATCCGCATTCTGCGCCCCCTGCTCGATTTGGCTCTCCGGGGCGAGCATGCCCCCGTCCCGGGGCAGCCCGGATATACGATGACGGGCGGCTCCACGGGACGCTGCGCCATGGTGACCCTGTGGCGCATCCTCCCAGACACGACCGGCGAGCGCGTTCCCGTGCTGCACGTGGGTATCGCGGGGCATAGTCGCTGCGGGGCGGCCCTCTGGAGGTCCCTCCACGAGCTGGCCGGCGCCAGGCTGCCTGTGGCAACCAATCCGGACCGGCAGCCGGTGACGCCGTGGTGTGCGGATCTGCTCGACATCGGTCTGGCCATGGACCCCCAGGTCACTGGCTGGACTGGGGACTGGTCCAGGTGCATCGCCTGGACGTATCTGATGATGACGGAGGAGTAATGAGCAGGCAGGTACTGATCAGAGTAGATGAGAGCGAGTACCAGGGCTGGAAGCGCCGGGCGGACTCGGAGCGGCGTACCGTGGCGGGGCTCATCCGCTATGTGATGAGCCGGTATCTTGAGCCGGCGCCCGCTCCTCGGGCGCGGGCCCGGGGGAAGAAATGATCCGCCGTAGCCGGCGCGGCTCCCAGGTCGGCCGGCAGTGGCGCGTGCTGACGGCCCTGTCCGATGGCGACTGGGCGACGGTCGACCAGCTGCGCCGCCGGATCCCGCTGCCCAGGCCGCACCGGCGCACGATCATGCGCGACCTGGAGGTCCTGGTCAGGATCTTCCCGCTCGAGCGCGAGGGCGGGCCCGGAGACAGGCTGCGCTATCGCCTCCCGGGCCCGGTCGCGGCGGTGATGGCGCTGGCCGCTTCCTGGCGGCGACGCCGGGCTACCACTTCGGGTAGAACTTGAGCCGCTGGTCGACCGGCTTGTCCCCCTCGAGCTCATCCCGGTAGAGCTGGGCGAGCACGGACGGGTCCGCGTACGGCGTGCCGATGACGTAGCGCATCCGCGCCGCCGGATCGCTCATGCGGCATAGGTCGGCCGCGGTGAGGTAGTCGGGAGCCGGGGCAGGAGGAAGGGCCGCGGCCACATCCCGGACCAGGCGCGCATTGGGATCCGCGCCGCCGGCAAATGCCGAGACACCGCCCGCCTTGGGCTGACTCGCCCAGAATTCGCTGATGGGCAATCCGAGATAATCCCCTAAAACTTTCTCTGTCATAATGTTAGTCCTTTTCCTTAGAGAGTTGTAACAGGCCGTACGCTGAACATCCGAGCCCGGCGCCCCATGAAACGTAATCCGTGATGGCCTTGGCGAGGACCTGGCCGTGCGCGACATCCCAGGCCTCCCGGAGCGTGGCGAATGAGAACACCCCCAGGGCGACGAACACGATCTGCGCCGGGAGCCTGGACGGCAGCCAGTCGACGTCGAGACGTCGGCAGAGATAGCGGAATGTGAACAGGGCGAGCAGCAGGGCGCCGGCCGAGGAGAAAAAGTGGACGACGAATCGATCAATGGCATGCAGCATTCAGCCTCCGCACCTGGCGATTCCCAGGGTGAAGATCCGTTTCAGCCAGCAGCCAACTCCCGGCTTCTTCTTCATCAACAGCTTGTAGGCGGACTCATAGAACTCAGCCCGCTCCCGCTCGAGGGCCATCTCTCGTTGGGCCAGGCCGGTCGCCTGGCGCTCGAGCTCCAGAGCCCGCTCCCAGGCGGTGCGCTCCCGGCCGTCCTGCTCCTGCTCCCGCGCTATCAGGGCCTGCAGACTCGCGATCATCTCCCGGGCAACCTTGAGCTCCAGGAGCTGGGCCAGGATGGTCCGCTTCTCGGCCTCACTTAGCGGGGCGGCCGAGCTCGGCGGAGACTGTCCGAAGCACGGCGTCGAGATCAGACACAGCAACAGCAGATACCTGTGCATCGATTACCCCCTTTCCGGCGGTGGATGCGGCAATAACTTGCTGCAGGGTCCGATTGATCGCGGCCCGCTCTCGGGCGAGATCGGCAGTCTCTGAGGCGAGCTTATTCCGGGCGACAACCAGGATCTGTGCCTCACCGGCAAGCTTTTCGCGCTCGGCTGCCCATTCACCTTGCTTGGCCCGCTCGAGCTCGACAGCGGCCGCCTGCCGGCCCGCAACCATGCCCTGGCTGTAGACCCGATTCGAGTAGAGACGCAGCCCGTACCAGGCCGCGGCGGCGATCGCCGCGTACAGCGCGACCCGGCGGACCCAGGGATTTGCCCAGAGAGCTACCAGGGGGATCATGCCTCACCTCCACCGAGCCGGCCGTTGATGTATTTCGCGATGCCCGGACAGGTGAACTCAGCCAGGGACCCCAGGACGAACGCGATGGAGTCCGCCACCGGAATCGACTCGAGCGCCGCGATCGCGACGATCCGGTCGATGTAGATGCTCCCGACGACCCAGACGCACCCGGCCGTCGTGGCCCAGGAGATCTTGTCCGACCGGAGCGTCAGACTGAACCACTCCCGGGTTGAGAGAGCTACCGGCTTGCCGAGGTCTGCCCCGGTCCGGACCCACACCAGCCATTTCCAGGCGAGGGCCAGCAGCGCGCCGGCGAGATACGCAATCCAGGCTGATTTATCCGTCATACCGTCTCCTTATGGCCACACCTTATTCTCGATCGCCGGCAACTCGACGTCGTGATCGAGATTGTGAAATCGCAGCCGGCCGAGGGCGCCCACGTAGGTCTCCGGGGTCGCCCACTCAGGCGCCGGAATCGAGATATCGTAGTAGGAGTCGGCGCCCGGTACCGGAGACTCGGCGCCGCGGCGCATGACGATCTCCGCGATCACCAGCGCGGTATTGAATCCCTCATCGGACTCGGACCGCGGCCAGCGCAGGAGCTGCGGATCCCCCGGGGCGGCCATGGAGCTGTACTGCAACTTTTTGCCGATGACCTCAGCGAACGACTTGCCCCACCAGGACGCCCGGTCGACGCGGTTGCGGATCGTGCAGGCCACGGCCAGCATGCCGGCGGGGCCCTCGCCGCGCGCCTCTCGCCAGATCACGAGAGCCAGAAGCGATCGCTGGTACTCGTCCCAGGCCGTCATCGCGCGAGCTCCCCGTTCGCCTTACCGGTGATAGCGGAGATCTTTCGCTCGACCGCGGCAAAATGACCGCCGCACGTCTCGCCGCGGCGTTCGCACCTTGCGTCCAACGTCTTGATCTGCCCGCCGATTTCGTCGAGGCGGGCGAAAATGGCATGCTCAAATTTGTCCATCGCCTTCTCGTCGCGGTCCGGATCGATGTGGATCCGGGTGTTGGTCTCGTGAGCCACAAAGCCTTTTTTCAGCCCGTCGTGGGACGCGACCAGGCCATCGAACTTCTGCTTTTTGGCGCCGAACCCGAAGGCGCCGCGCAGGAGGAATCCTCCCACGGCACCGACAAATCCCGCGATCGTGGCGGAGGCTGCAATGATCTCAGAAACATCCATCTCTTTGCCTCAGGAGCTTATTCGTTTGCGATCGCGATCACCGCGTCCGCCGCATTCCATCGGCTCGCCGCGATCACCTGCGCGAACTTCTCGTTCAGGAGAAACGGCTTGAATACTTTCCAGAGCTCATCAAACACCTCGTCGAGCTTGTTCCTCTCCCAGATCGCCAGGTCGTTCGGACGCTCTTTGTGAAGGCTGACCTGGGCCATCTCCATTTCGGGATGTTGATGGAAAACCCCGAGGCTGTCGCGGCCGCCCAGGACCACTTTCATCTGGATGATTCCGCGTTTTCTCAAGTATACAATTTCATCGATCTGCATCATGTCGGCCGCGATCACTTCCATGGCGCGGGTTTTTTTATCGATGATCTTGGCGAACTCGTCGAGCGGCGTTTCAACACCGTCTTTGTCCTTCCGTACAATCCTGAGCTTCATGCAATCTCCTATGATGGGCCGCCTGATTCGCCGATCACTGAATGCTCATGACCTTCATCAAAACTCGTCATGAGGCTTATACCATGCACATGGCCGATCAGCGCCAGCAGGGAGTCAAGATCTGCCTTCGTCAATTGCGTATATCCGCCGCCCGAGGTGCCGAGGTAAAGCGAAGCGCCCTTCACGTCGCCGACCGTGTCCACGCCACCAAGGCCGACAAAACAGGATGAGGCGTTGATCACGTCGGATCCGTCAATGTGGTAGCTGTCCTGGGTGTTGATGTAATCGCCAACCGAAATGTGACCAACTGTCAATTCCAGGCTACCGGTGACACATGCTATGCCACCAGGGCCGGTAAAGACTTTGCTAGAGCTGATCACTTCAGTGCCGTCGACCTTGAATCCCAGATAGGCGTCGACGAGCCCCTCCGTGTCCACGCCACCAAGGCCGATAAACTTTTTATTTGGTCCGTCGATGATGTTCTGTCCCGTGGCATTACAGATATTCGATGACAGGAAGAGATAGCCTACGCAATCTACATCCGACAATTCAAATCTGGCATTTGCGTTGGCCGCGAGATAGAGGATGGGATTGCCGGCTGAATTGTAAATGATGCCACCAGCACCTTGGAATTCAATTCGCGCTCCGCTGGCAGCAGTCTTGATCGTGGTGCCTATGATCGTGCCTGCCGTGATCGTTCCCAAGTCCGCATTCAGATCAGAGACGTGAGAAACACTGACCTTTGCAGCCGTCACATTGGCGTTCAGAATGCTATTCGTGACCACTTTACTGGTGGTCACATCCCGTACCAGATCCCCGGAAGTATCCAGGCCCGCTATCGCTCCGGTGATCCCATCCTGGGTATCCTCTTCGAGGGCCGTTGTCGGAAGCGGTCCTGATGCAATGGGTCCAACCGCAGCACAGAGCGGCCCCCAGCCGGTATCGCCGTCACGGCCGATGCCATTCACGATCGCCTTTGTTGTCGCATTGCTTTCCAGGCCGCTGTTGTTGCGCGCGGCCATGCGGAAGTAATAGCTCTTGTTGGGATCGGTCCCTTTGACGTCGGCAATCCACTGGCCGAAGGTGAAGGTGACCAGGTTGCCGGAGTTGAACGTTGGGACGGTGTCATATTGTTCCACGACGTCGATGAGGCGGTTGCTTCCGGTCGCGGGCGCTTCCCAGGTCGCGCGAAATCTCCCATCGGCTCCCGTCACGGCCACATTCTGGAGCACACTCGGGAGGGCGGTATCGATCAGCCCTCCAGCCGCATCAATAGCGTCGGCGACGTCCTCGTCGAGATCATCAGCCGAAATACCCGCAATGGTGGCCGGGCCGGCGGTCGCATAGTCGCCGAAACCGTGCGCGTTCACCCCGCGCACCTTTACGTAATAGGTGCCGGGCCCGAGTCCGCTCACGATTTCGCGGAAGCTCGATTCCTGCATGTTGATCGGGCCCCCCAGCGATTTCGGGGAGATCACCAGAGGCCGGATGCACTGCACCCAGGCTGGCGTCACGATGGCATATTGGTAGGTTCCGTCCGAATGATCGTACCGGGACGTCGTGTACAGGGTGACGGTATGGCCGTCGGTACCGGGCACCACTTCCTTGATCCGATCGCCCATGATCAGGTTGTGGTCGTCAGCATCGTAGCTGCCGCGGTAAACGAAAATGTAGCGCCCCTCCTGGCCGGTGAAGTCAAAGTTCGGATCCGTAAATTCGTCCGAGCCCGGATGAAACTGCAGGCCTCCGGCGGCCGCCTTGTGAATTGTGTTGGCCGGGAAGGTGACGTTGTTGTGGATCATCACGCCGTAATGGAACAGCGTGTTCAGGCCATCTGCCGGCGGATTCCAGGTGACGACAAGCTCAAGGCCGCTTGCCGTCGGATCGGCGTCTGCTGCCTCAAGCGTCAGGTTCTGCACCGTCCCGGGATAGCTCGTATCGGGCACGATGAACGTATCGCCCGGAGTTTTCGCCACGGTCGGCGACCAGTCGGACCAGCCGAAAGCGTTTTCGGCCTTTGCCCGGAAGAAGAAGGTGCCGAGCTCGGTTGTGCTCCAGGTACCGCTGACCGGGAACGCTCCATAGGTCTGGTCGAAGATCGGATCGGCAAACGAGGGATCGCGCGCGATCTGAACCAGAACATGCTCGATGCCGGCGGCATTCTGAACGCCGACGAAGTCGACACCCCAGGTGTACTGCGTCGCGCCGTTCAGTTGCCGCTCGGCGATCACCACGATTGTGAGATCATCGGGCACGCCCTCGTCGCCGGTCTGGTAGGCCGCGACCGCGCTGGTGAGGTTGGCGCCCAGGATGCCGCTGTTGCTGACGGCCCGGACCCAATAGTAGTACCTGGTATCGGACGCCGTGGCAAACATGTCGACATAAAACGTCGTGTCGACCTGGGCCACGAGTTGCGCGAAATCGTAATTGCCCGTGTCGCCGCGGTAGATGTTGTAGTGCTTGACGCGCCGATCCTGCGGTGTGGCGTAGTGTGCCCAGCGCAGCTTGATGATCTTTTCGCCGGAGAGCGCCTCGACATCGGGAACCTGCGGGAGCGTGTCCGTCTCCCCATCGAGCAGCTTCGAGTTGTAGGGGATGGAACATACGATCTTGGTGCAATTGGCCCCGAAAGCGTGGGACGCGATCGCCGTGCCATGCTGCGCGCGCAGCACCGTCCAGATCCAATGCCCGGCGACATTCTCGACCGAAACCAACACCAGATACTCAGTGTCGATCTTGACAATGTCCCCGGCGGCGAGATCGGTGATGCTCGAAAACTCCACCAGCACCGTGTCCGGATCCGCGTCGATCCCGCCTTCGGTCGCCAGGGTCTTGACGGTCTCGGTCTCAAGCCACTCGATCGCCTTCCCGTAGCCCGAGGAATTCAGGGCGTGATAGAAAACGTCGATCGTGGAATCGGCCGCAAATGGAAGCGGCGGGAGAAGCCCGATGTTCTGTACTCCCGAAAGATTCGGATCCTCGTCCGCGGCCGATTCGCGCAGTTTGGTTCCGAGATGCAGCGAGCCGAGCGTATCATCGCGCCTCTTCCAATACACGTCGACGCCCGCGGGAATGCTCGTTGCCGGGTAGGTAACCTCAACGGTCACTACCGACAGAGCCGCGCCGTCCTTGGCGTAGACGACCTCCTCAAGCAGGTCCTCTGGGACAACATCGTCCGGAGCCTCGCCGCCGGCCTGGAAGGTGAAGGGCCCCGCCGTCAGCCTGGTGCCGACTCCATATTTGGACCGGGCGGCGGCAGTCGCATAAAAGGTGCCGATCGGACAGGGCGCCGGAGGCGTCCGCCATTTCTCGGCCGCTACCCCTCCGATCTCATCGATGCGGAATGATCGATAGAATGGAAGCAGTGTCCAATTCGGGGTGATCACATAACCGGTGTAGGCGCCGGCTTTGGCGAAGGCCTTGTCGACATCCAGATAGTTTGTGCCTTGCGCCTGAACGACCATGCCTTCTAGATCTGAATCGGGCGAGGCGTCGTTGGTAAAAATGAGTAGAACGCCGTTGATGACGTCGGCCGAGGCGGACCTGGTCACAGATACGCGCCTGTTGCCCGGCAGGATCGTGACCGCGTAGGGACCCTCGATAATCTCGTCGGCATGCGCGTCGCGCTCTGCCTGGTAGGGTCCGTATGCCGGCAGGGCCGTGGACATCCAGACATCGAAGCGGTATATGCTCGACGCGTTCACAAGCTCCGGGTCGCACTCGAACACCACCATGCCGGGCGGGATATCCGCATCATCGATCGTCGTCAAAATATCGAGGTTCGCGGCGCCGCTTGGGTTGCCGCTGTCCTTTGTGAGCGCGGCGCCGGCAGCCGGGCTGTCGTCGAACGGGAAGAGATCGCTTTCATCCTCGTTCGAGGAACGCACAACAACCGTGATGTTGGCGTCGGCGCTTTCCGGGGCCTCGGGCTCGAATATCAGCTCGGTATCTTCCGGGCCCGACGTCTTGCCGCCGTCGCGCACATTCTCGGCTGAGCCGTCGTAGTAATAGAAAACGTGCGCGTGGTGGTACCGCGGATCCGGAGATAGCGATGCGGAGTTGAGGCCTGAGATATTTGTGACGACGATCTCAAACCAGTCCGTCCCGGGAGACGCGATCGGACTGCCGAGGCCGTACATCCTCCCGACGGTCGGCCCGATCCGGACCGAGTAGTGAGTGGCTTCCGCCGGCAGCCGGCACTGGATCGTGAAGCTGTTCGTCGACGTTCCGGCGGGAATCGTGATCTTGACTGGCTCTGAGGCGATGCCGTCAAGATCCTCTTTCCGGGGGCAGACCTCCACATAGACGACCTGGTCGCCCGGGATGGAGCCGCCCTCGTCATCCTGCGAGATATAGCCCAGGAGCGTGCGCCGCGAGAAGACATTGTTGTACTCTGCGGGCGGAGGCGTGAACTCGACCTGGATCTTACGGTGGTAGAAGTCCGGGTTGACGTCATCCTGGACCAGGAGCTCAGTGACCGTTGGATCTCCGGATGCGTTGCCCGATCCGGCGATCGCCTTCCCGCCTGTCGCCCGCGGCGGCATCGACGGAAGTTCGATCGGAAGCGCCGGCGCCTGGACGTCCGCGGGCCTCGGCCCGACCGTCAGGTCGTACATCTCGTCGACCGTGGTCCTGCCCGTAATCTCGATCGAGTAATCCCGGTTGAGCCGCCAGCCCGTGACGCGGAACTCGCCGTAGTTCGGCTCGGGTTCCCCGTCGAGCATGCCGTCGGGCATATCTGGATGAGTCATCGAGCAGACCATGCCGGGCTCAACGTTGAGGGCCAGGACCGTGGTCAGAAGCGAGAGCTCACGCCCGGCTTTCCATTGCGCCTCGGTGATGCCGCCGAGCTCCTCGCGCAGTCTGGTCGTCACGATCCGGCCGGCCTGCGACTTGGTCGCGGCTCCCGAAAGGTTGATCTGCCCCTTCGTGTATAGCGGAGCCGCCACCCCTCCGATCAGCTTGGCGTTGTCGATGTCATAGACCAAGACCGAGTTGGTCGCCGCCTCAAACTCTTCGTCGGCAAAGTACGCGGTCAAGTGGTTGAAGGCGGGGTTGATCGAGGCGAGCTTGAGGCTGTGAAGGAGGATGTTACCTTCCGTGAAGGCCTCCTCGACCGATGAATTGATTCGGATCCCGAGCTTCAACTTGTTGAAAACGAAGCTGTAGTAGCCCAGGCAATTCATCAGAATTTCCTGGATCCAATCCCGCAGCGGCTTCTCTTCCTGGAGTATCCCGCGGAACCGGAACTGGGCTTCAAGGGCCACCGGCTCCGTGATCCAATGGCCCGGGATCATCTCGCCGGGATTCTCAGGATCCTCCTCCTCCGGGATCCAGATGGTCCGCTCGCGGTCCATCATCGGCGTAACACTCTCGTCGCAGATCGCGGCTGCGGCTATGGCGGCCACGACATCGAAATATTGCTCGGCCGTTGCCGCGTTGGCGTAACGCAGCCCGCGCGCGCGCAGCATCATGTTCACCGCGATCCAGATCGGATTGGTGAGGATCTGCCAGGTGCGCGCGCCGGCGCCGGTCCAGATCCAGCCGTACAGGCCGTACCTGACCACGGCCTGCATTTCGTGGTCCGACACCTGTGAGAGCTGCCGCCCCGTCTCATCGGTCCGGCGCATTTCGAGGAAAGCAATGCCGGCGGCGTAGTTGTCGCGGAAAACGTAATCGCCGACCTCGGCCTTGCGCCAGTCGCCGTCGGCGTCGCCCACCTGGCCGAGCGAGAAGTATTCGCCGGCGCCCGCCGGATCGCTGCCCTCTACCTCGCGCAGACCGGCCACTCCGGGGTGACCGTGGTGGTACTCGCCGTCGAGCTTATGCCCGTCGCCGAAGGTGAGCGGGCCCTCCCCCACAATGCCGAGCGCGTCATAGAAGTCCGATTCCTCTCGACCCGCGGCAAGCCTGCAATTCACCTGCATGTCGGTATCGGTATATATCTCTGGAATCATCTGGTCGTAGATCGATTCCGATACCAGGCTGACGCTCGTCATCATGGAGCGCCTGAAGCCCCAGGTGCCCGTGCTGTTGTCCTTGATTTTGATGCTCTGCGGCTCGGCCAGGACTCCGCCGAAATAGCGCTTCATCCCGTGGGCCAGGCAACCGCTCGCGGTGTCGTAGCCCTTGTCGCATACATCCGGATCCGCGTCCGGAAAATGAACATAATCCATCCCGGAGCTTTGGGTCGCGAACGGGCAGCCGTTGCCGTCGTCGAAGCACTTCCAGCAGGTGCGGCTGATGCGGCGGGTCGGATAGGGCAGCGTGAGCTCGTAGATCCCGTCGGCGGCCGTCAGTCGGAATGCAGGGCCGTCATCGAAATCCCAGCGAACGACCTCGCCCTTCCAGAGATCGAGCTTGATCCCGGTCCCGACATGGAAGAGGCTGAACTCCAGGGAAGCCCGCGCCAGGCCGACGTCGTTGGCCAGCTCGCGCATCACGCGATCCGCATTACCAAACAAAAATCCCGCCTCATCGGACTCGTTGCCGATCGATTGGGAAATACCCTCGAATTCAAGCAGCCGCGCCTGGTAGAGCTGCGCGCCGACGGTGCAGCGCCGGTCTGACACATGGATCGCGGGATAACCGGTCTCGCGCGGCTGGATCTTCACCAACGGAATGATTTTCTGGACCTGGGATAAGAGCGCTGTCTGCAGGCCGCTCGAGGGAAAACGCGTGACCGTGGAATTCAGGGTATAGGTCGGCGGACTCGAGGGGATCTCAATCAGGGTAACGCCGGCCGAGGAGATCTGATCAGATAGAAATTCCCACGACAAGGGCTCGTCGGCGAAGCGGCACGTGTAGGCCGTCGTACCGACGCCATCGTCGTCGGGGGCATTGTAGGTGAAGGCTCCATAAGGGCCGTAATGATTCTCCCAAAAGTTCTTGAGCGCGATCCGGTCCGCTTCCCGCATCCGAGCTTTCCGGACTGTGAAGCGTCGAGCCCCGTTCCCCAGGTAAAACCGCTGCTCGATCTTGGCGTTGCCGCTCCCGAAGCGATGCACTACTACCTGGGGTTCGTGCTCCAGACCATGGCCATAGTCGCTCGTAATGGGGAAGGTGCCGCTCGGAGCGATCTCGGGGACTTCGACCTGGCCGATATAGTCGGGCATGGATCAGCGCTCTTTGACTCGCACGGTTATGGAGCGGTCGTCGGTGCGACCTCCGACCGTGGTGATGCGGTTGGTGGCGGTGTAGGAAGTTCCGGCCGTCCCGCCCGAGAGCCAGACCGTGGCAATAGCGGTGATGTGCTCTTCCCCGTCCTTGGTCAATCCGGCGGGGACGATCATGTCGCTTGTCAGAATTTCATCGCCGGCAAGCCAGTCGGTCCAGTCGAAGCTATAATCCAATACGCCATCGGGGTCTTTGGGTATGATCATGAGATCCTCAGGGTGCGGTCTTCCGCGGGGATCTTGATTGTGCGATCCTCGAAGGGGATCCTCAGAGTGCGGAGCTCGGCGGCAATTTTGATCGTGCGATTCTCCGGGATCGCCGCAATTTCGCCTGTGCCCCGGGCGCGCAAGACAAGACCATCGAGAGTTAGTTCCAGCGTCCCGGTGATTTCCCCGGGGGCCGCCCCGATCACGACGGTCGGATCGGTCGAAGAGGCCAGCACCGAGGCCGGCGTCGGAATCATGGCGATCGCGCCGAGTACTATCCCCGGGTCCGTCCCGGTCGACCTGGCGCCGGCCGCTACCGGCAAAACGGCGAGCGATCCAAGTACGACGTCGGGCATTACCGACAGGGCGATCGCCGCAGCCGCGGCCGGCGTCATGGATACGGATCCCCGGACGACGGTCGGCGCCGCAACTGCCGCAGTGGCTGATGCGGCCGCCGGTTGCACCGAGACATTGCCCCCAGCCTCTACGCTCGGATCAATCCCAAGTGCCCGGGCGATCGCCGCCGCCGGGGCGAATGAGAGCGATCCGCGGATAACAGTAGGCGCAACCACCGTACCGGCGGCTGCCGCCGCACTCGGCGCAAGCGAGAGCGATCCATGGATCACAGTAGGCGGGGTCGCCGACAGTGCTGCCTGCGCGGCGGCCGGACTAACCTGGACGTCGCCCCCAGCCTCCACCGCGGGATCTACACCTGAGGCGGCCGCGGCGGCCGGATCCGGGGCGAACTCGATCGAGCCTCGGACGACGGTGGGCGCCACACTCGAGCCCGCGGCGATCGCGGCTGGCGCGGCAACTATCACGGACCCGAGGATAACGGTCGGAGCGCCGGTCGCAGCCCTCGCTTCGCCCGCAGCCGGCGCAAGCGAGAGCGATCCGTGAATGACCGCCGGCTGCGCAACCGCACCCTTGGCGGCCGCGGCTGACGGGGCAACTGTAATCGGCCCGCGGACCACGGTCGGCGCGACACTCGACGCAGCCGCGCTCCGGGCCGTCGGCGCGACGCTGATAGATCCGCGGACCACCGTGGGAGCAGTACTTGCCGCCTTACCCGTTACGGGCGAGGGCGTGACGACGATGTTGCCCGCCGCCTCCTTGTAGACAACGCCCACAGCGCCGAACCAAAAATAGTCCGGGTCGCTAGTCGGCGCACTCCAGCTTGCGGCGTCGGTCGTGCCGCTCGATACGATCCGGTCGATGGACGCCGCAATAAGAGAGGCGATGCTCTCATTCTCGTAGATCAGCGCGAATGCGCCGTCCTCGGTGACCGTCAGCGAATCGTTGGCATACATTTCCGCAATGCCAACGAACAGGCCCGCGCCGGCGCTCGTCATATCGCCTGTCGTCGGTGCCGTGGGCGCGTCACCCTCGTTGGTCGCGGTGTCCTCGACGCGCGATGCGTCCCAGGATCCGCTTCGTTCTGCGATACCGACCAGCCAATAGGAACCCGCCGGACCGTTCGCTACCCGCATCGTGCAGCTTCCAGAGCCGGTCACGATGCAGGAATAAATTGCCAGCGCCACCCAACTGGAGCCGCTGCCGCTGTTGTACTGCACGTCCATCGAGATCGCGCCGATGGTTGCCGTGCCCGCAGACATAGTGCAGTCGGCCGCCTGGAACGGGTCGCTGCTGCTTGACCATCGGCTGACCAGGATTACGAGCATCGCCCCGGCTGTGACATTCGATAGGAACGCCCGCGTGACCGATGTAGCATTGTTCCCGACAGCGCCGGTTTGCTGGACGCGTGCTATTGACATTAAGAGACCTCGACCACCGCCCCGATCCGCATCGTGCGCGGGATGCTGAGGCTGATGCGGACGCGCTTGCCCGCGATCTCGGCAGAATCAAACCCAACAAAGGGCTGTGGGTCCCGGCCCGGCATCGTCACGCCGCCGCCGACCCAGGTTAATCCAGCAATCACTTCCCAGACAGGATCGCGGAATACTTCGATGCTGAGGCTGAGACTGTTCCGCACATCGGCCAGGTCGGCCGCGGCGATGTCGCCGCGAAGGCGGATCGTGCCGGTTAGATTCGCCGGTGCGTTGTATTCCGCGCTGATCGCCGTACCCTGGCGGTTCGCTCTATTCAAAAGCTGCTGCAGGGGCATGACTACCTCCTGGCCGCGATCATTCCGGCAAGCACACGCGGCGCAGCGAATGGCCCAATGGACCACGGGCCCGTCGCGGGGCGGGGCGATCCATCGAAATCGTCTTTGAACAGCAGGCTGAGGTTGACGCCGGCCGAGACTACGGGCGATTCCGGCAACAGTCGGAAGTCCCCGCCGAGCTCGTCGACAAACAGCGGATTGATGCCATTCAGGGACGCGCCGGCCAGGTCGCGGGACAGGGTAAGCTTCTTCGGGCCGTAGCCGGGCGGGCCGTCTGCAACCAGGTTGTGGCTGCAATCATCGCCCTGAACGCCAGCCTCCATCGAGTAGGAGCCGTACTTGTCCATGAGCCGTCCACATCCGATGAAGAGGTTATTTTTCACTGTCGGATTGTGCGCCGGCCCGTTTGTCACGCTGTCCCCAAAATTGACCGCATTCCCGCCGATACGCGTCGACACGCGATAGAAAAGGTTGTTCAAAACCTTGGTGCCGGGAATGTTGATGTTCAGGGGCCCGTCGATCCGGGCGAAGATGTTATTTCGAAACATCCAATCCCTGATGTTCGGGTTTCCCTGCGGTGAAAGCTGCCCGATCTGCACATTCGCCGGTTCGGTCGTCCAGGGCGAGTCATGAAAGAAATTTCTCTCGACCAGGATGTCATAGGACTCGTTGGTGTCGCCGGCATTCGAGAAGGTCTGCATGTAATCGGCGTGATTCGGGGCGTATGTCACACGCCCCACGTCGTTGCCCCGGATCACGTGACCATGGCCCCAGACCAGAATCGCATCCGTGGACACGTTGTCCACGGTGTTTCGTTCGATGGTGTTGCCGACGCCGCCGATCCAGATAGGAACGTAATCAATGTTCCGGATCACGTTGTGCTCGATGGCATTGTAGGAACTTGCAGACCCACCCAGGTAGACGCCTCGGTCGTTGTAGTCCCCGCCCTGGACGGTGTTGTAGCTGACCGTGCAATGCTTGGCACCGGAAAGATCAAAGAAATTCAAAGAGCCCGCAAGCGGCCCCTGCATGGCAAAGCCGGTGATGGTGACGTACTCGCCGACCAGGCGCCAACGGCCCGCGATCGTGACCCCGGGCGCGGCTTGGAACACGATCGGGTTGCAGGCTGTCCCGCTTGCGCTCGTGGTGATCGCGCCGGAGTACTGGCCCGGCCCGACGAATACCACCTCACCGGCTTTGACGGCGGCCGCGGCGCGCTGAATGGTGGCCCACGGTGCGCAGGCCGACCCATCTCCGGTTGTGTCGCTTCCGGTCGCCGACACGTAGAGCGCGGTGCGCGGCGTGCCGAATGCGACGAGAGAACAGAGGATCATCAGGCACAGCAGGACATATCTTTTCATGGCAGCCTCAGCAGAGTTTGAATTCTTTGCCCGTAATATGGAGGCCCATCGGCTGCCCCCCGACGCTCTGGTGCAACACCTCCGTGAACCACTTCCGGGCGCACTCGAGGGCTGCGTTGCGGGCTTTCTTCTGCTCCGGGCTCAGGCCCCCGCACTGGTCATACCTCATGCGCGCCAGCTCGAAAGCGCCGGTGCCAAGCCGCTGCGCCTCGGTCCAGTACTGATGGAGCGCGTTCGGTGTCCCCTCGGTGTCCGCGAATTTCGCCGGTCCTTTGCCCACGCCCAGGCAGGCCTGGATCTCGTCGATCGTCGCCGGGTAGAGCTCGGCGCCGGCGATTTCGAAGCCGACTTCCGCGCCGACCAGAGCCTTCGCTTTGTCACTCGGTGTTGTTTCTTTTGCCAATTTCTTGATGTCGATCATCGCTGCTCCTTGCTGGCTATTATTGTCACCGCCGCGAAGCGCCGGCGGTTATTCGGTCAGATCCAGCTCGCAGTTTTGGAGAGTCAAACTCTGGCCGTCGGACACAGAGCGATCCGAGACCAGGTCCCAAAACGCGAATATCTCGCGCGATCCCTGCGTCGCGTTGTCGTCGGTGAGCACGCCATACCTGGCGCCGTTACCCGATGCTGGCAGGTTGCCCCCGGACGCCGTCCAGACCAAGTCCTTGATCTGGATAATCGCCTTGTCGTTGCCGTCATCTTCGGTCAGAACATCAAAGTCTGTTGCGTTCTTGGTCAGCGAGATACCGCCGGTCGTATACCCCTGGCCGTTGGCGATCTCGGTCAGCTGGGACTTGGTGTTGGTGTCCGCGACAGGCGCCGTGGCCGAAGTGACGAGCGCGGCATAGAAATTCGTCGGCAAGGCCGTCGCACGGAAGATCCAATCGAAGAACCGATACTTTCCTTTGTTTGTGAATCCGGCCATGGTGGCCTCCCAATGAAAAGGGCCGCTCGCGCGGCCCCCAAACATTCAGCCTGAACGCCAAATCGCTAGGCGTTGCCGTCGGTCAAAACAAACCCCGTGATCGTGAGTGGATTACCCGCCTCGACGCTGACCGAATCGAGGGTCATGTCACCGCCGCCTTCACTCACGGTAATGGTGCCCTGCAGGTGTGGCGTCGATCCGTCATTTGCATAGACCCGGAAATGCCCGGCCGTCCCCGTGGCATCCGCCGCCGCATCCTGCCAAATACCGGATCTCGACTTAGATCCGTTCGCGGCAGCGCTCATCCAGTTCGCGGGCAGGTTCAGGCTTGCGAGGACGTCCCCCGAATCGGGATCCGAAATACTATCGGGAGGAGATCCGGTGCGGATCTTCAGGATCGCGCTCTCGCCGACCGCCGTCTCAATCGCGTCAAGGCGAGCATTGCGCGCGGCAGTGGATAGCTTGAGTGCCATGAAACCCCGCCTATGCCAGCTCGATCAGCAGAAGGTTTGCGTCCGCGCGCCCCGCGCCGGCGGATTGCTCCCAGGGCCCCGCGAAGCGCACGAGATAACGCCCGGCGCCGCCCGATGGCGTGGAGTCGAACTTTGGGTCCGTCTCCCAGGGATCATAAAAATAGAAGGCCTCAAGCGGGCCGCCCCGCGCCTCATAAAAATCGCGCAGTTCCTCGAGCTGTGCCGGTGCGAGACGCTTCGCGAGGATCCAGTGCTTCCGGCTCGTGTCTACCAGTAAGTCGCGCTGCGACTCGCCGTTCCGGTATTCATTCTGCGCAATCAGATACTCGCGCGCATGAACGAATGCCCGGCACAGGCTCCAGGGCATGGTTTCGGTTGCCACTGCATTCGCAACGTTCCCGGGCATTCCATCAGCTCGTCAGTGTTCCGGGGCTGAGCTGCAGGCTTGTGAGCTCGCGCCGGTTGTAGTTTGATCTGGTCGCCTTCGTTGCAGACGTCTGCACCGCGCGCGGGTTGTCTACGACCACGCGCACGGTTTCGCTCTCAAAGAACTGCTTGGCGCCCGGGATGCTGATGTTGATCACCGTCGATCCGCCCGCGCCGCTGCGATTGAGGGCGGCGCCCGGCAAGGCCGATGGCTGTCCCGGGCTCATCGAATATAGAGATCCTCCGGATTGCATCCAGGATCCAGCGGTCATCTTGGCCGGCATGCCCTTCGTGGTCTGTCCGGTAGAGAGCGCATACAGCTGCACGAGCTCGCGCACCTCCTGGGACTGGATGGCCCGGTCGAGATCGCCTCCGTATGTCTGGTTTGCGGTATCCACGATTGACTTCATGTACTGCGGCTCGTTCATCTCGATGCCGTAAGTCTGCCGGACCTTATCGCGGATCTTTTCCTCCGCGCTCTTGTAGAGCTTGCCGAGCCAATGCGAGAGTGGAACCCCGGCCCCGGGGCCAATGACATCCGCCTTGAAATAGCCGCCCCAGCTCCATCTGTTGCTGTCAGCCTTGATGCCAGGGATAAATCCCTTCGTGGTCTGCAGATAGCCGAGGTATGCGATCAGGCCCGCCGGGCCTCCGGCTTGGAAGGCCGCGCCTGCGTTGGATGCATACCCCCCGACACTGCCTGCGCTCGAAGACGCCGATGCCGTGCTCGATCCCGATCCGCCCCAGCCCTCCAGCTGATTCAGATCGTACCCGGTGCTTTGGCCGGAGCCTCCGGATCCGCCCCAGCCCTCCAGCTGATTCAGATCGTAGCCGGTGCTTTGGCCGGAGTTGCCCGACCCGCCGCGGCTGCCCCAGATTTTACCGATGTAGTCGGGCACGGATTTGATGATGTCCCAGAAGCCGGAACCCCCCGATCCGCCGCCCGTACCCGACAATCCTCCTTCCATCTGGCCGCGCGACGCAAGCCAGCTTGCGGCCATACGCGCAAACTGCGAGACCAGGTAATTCACGATTTGCGTCCAGAGCTGCTTCCAGATATCCCCGAAGGATTTGGCGGACATGAACACGCGGTTGAAAAAGCCCTCGATGCTCTGTGCGGTCCGCTCGAACTGGTTGCGGGAGTCCTCGGCGATCTCGAGGTTGTTCTGCTTGATCAGGAGCTTCTTGCGCTCCTCGATCACGGCAATCGCTTCGGCGTTATCGGAATAGAGAGCCTTCTGTTTTTCCAGGGCCTCGAGCTCGAACTGCAGGACCTCCTGGCTTGTCCCGTATCGCTTCAGGATGGACAGGCTGAGATCCTCATTGGCCTGGGTGAGCTGCTCGACGGCCGTCCGCTGGTCCTGGTACTGCTTGATAGTCGCCATGGCGGATTCCTGATTCATGCGCAGGCCGCCGGCAACCTGATCGGCGAAACTGGGGGGCGCCACGCTCGAGACAAAGCCGGAGGATTTTTCATAGGCCGCGCGCGCGCTCGCCCGCAAGGCAGCCAGGTCTTTCTCGATCGAGGTTTCGAGCTCGCCCTTTTTGCGGATCGCATCGGTTAAGGCCTCGACCCGCTTGATCTCTGCATCGATGCGTTTTGCGCCCTCTTCGGCGCGATCGAACCCGAGGGTTATCTGAAGTCCCTGCATCTGCATTTCGAGCGGCGTAATCGCCCGGTCGAGATCCGACAGACTCTTTTTGAGCAGAGCCAGTTTTGCCACCTCCTCTTGGGATCGGCCCCACGTCGCGTTCGCGGCCGGGAAATTCGCAATCTGTTGCTGCACCGCTGTGCGCAGTTCATACAAACCCTGCAACTCGCCCCCCAGCTGGACGATGTCTCTGCCGGTGCGCGCCGATCCGGATAACCCGATCTTTTCGTTTTCATTGCGGATTTTCTTCAACGCGTCGACGTACTCCGACATTGATCTGTTGAGGGCATCCTGCTTCTCCCGCTGCTTCTTGGCGGCTTCAGCCGCTTCCTTGCTGCCGTCGATCCACTCGTAGAGCCGCTTACCCGCATCGAACAGTGCCATGCCTATCGCGATGACCGCGGATGCGCTGAAGGCGGAAGCCAGAAGTGGCGCCATACCCCTCAGGCTTACAAGCCATTTCCGCGCGCCTTCGGGCAGGGATATCCCGATGCGGCTTGCAAGCAATTCCGCCGCGCGCGAGGCCTGGTGCATTTGATCCCTAGCCTGTTTTGCTGAGAGCTCAAATTGATTCATCCCCACGGAGGACCTTTTCGCCCCGGCAACAGCCTCGCGTTCGAACACATTTAGCTTGGCATTCATTTCGTCGACGGATCTCTTGCCTGGGGAGTTGTCGATATCGATTATGAGCTCAAGTTTGTTATCGGCGGCCATCATTCCGTCCTGGATGTGTCGGCAAGCTTTTCCTCGTCGTACCGTCGCTCTTCTTCTTCAACAATCAGCATCGCCAGCATCTCGTCGGCCGCGATGTCCTCAAGCCGCATCTGCAGGCCGATCCTGATCAGGGCGCGCAGATTCAGCCCCCGCTTGAGCAGCCAGCCGAGATCTGACCCATGAGCCGCTTCCAGGAGGTCGCGCGGGCACTCACCCTCTGGGTGCTCGCACAGCTTTGGATCACACAGCTCGTCGCGCCTGAGATCCCAGTAAACCAGATAGCGCAGCGACGGTCTCTCGGGCCATTCCTCGGCTAAAAATTTTCGGGTTCGGCCACCCCGATACCGAACTCGAGGGCTGCGATCGCCGCATTCACCGCGGCAGCCTGGTGGATGATCGGGACCGCGCCCGCATAGCCCTCCGCCTTTGGTTCAAGTTTCGAGTAGGTCTCCCCGCCGGCGGCCAGATTCACGGTTGTCTGGCTTTGGTTGAAGGGCATGTCGAGCGTGCGGCAGTATGCTCTGCGGTGCTGCATGATTTCCTTGGCTGTCGGCATGCGCAGGATGTGCACCGTCACAGCACCCGGAACGCGGGTTGTGACGCGATAGGAGCCGCCATCCTCGACTACCCCGTCGACGTCGCACTCGCCGAGCTGATCCAGGATCCGCGAGGCCTCGTATTTGTCGATCTCCGGGCCCGCCTCGTCGGTCCGAAGCCGGACCACCAGGTCAAGATCAAATTCCCCTGAATCGGGCGGGATCGTTTCGGACGTGCCGCGGCCGAGGCTCTTGACGACCAATTTCCGCGCCTTCTGACGCGCGATCCATTCGGCGTCAGACGGGAACCGCAGCGTGATCAGCTTCACGCCCTCGGCCGATTTGAGTTTGATTTCGATCGGCCGTGAAGCGTCGAAAGTCGGCCCGTTTGTTTGTTCCATTTCCACCTCGCGTTTTACGGTTCCAGTTCGCCTATCAAATCGATGTTGCACTTGGCTACGGCCGTAAGCAAGCCGTTGGCTGAATGCATCATCGGTTTGCAGGTCACAAGCACCGTCACGATCCCGTCCGCCTCGCCGAGCTCGACGACCGAAAAGGCCAGGCGCTGGTAGGTAAGGCTCAGGTTAGCGTTGGTGTCGTAGGTCAGGGTAATGACGGCCGTGCCCTCGGTCTGATCCTTGAGGTCCTCGAGTTCGGTCGATCCGTTCTCAAAACGGGCCTGGAATTGCAATCCGCACAGGCGATCGCCGACCTCCATCCGCCCGCGGATCGCTCCAGAGGCGCCATCGCCCGTATCCTGGAAGCCGGATCCTGGATAGAATCCGGAGTCGAGCCTGTGATTGTTTTTCCAGCTGGCCCGCAGGTTGACCAGATTTTTTGCCGTCACGTAGTCGACGCCGTTGATGATTGCTGTGACGGAAGCGGCGGGAAGAAGTTTTTCGGCCGTGGCCGCAGGCAGCGTGATCCCTGATGGTTCGGTGTGCTTCCCGGATCCCACGATATCGATCAGGATCTTGCTATTGACACGGCCGGGACCCGGCACCACTGTGATCGCCCAGCCCTCCACCACACATCCCACGGCCATCCGATCCAGAACCACGCCCGCGCCCGGGCGGATCTGCTCGATGTAGCTGAAGGAGGGCAGCTCGATCCCGTCCGTCACCGGATCGAGCGGCGTAACAGTGTAGATGAAGTTGGGGTCCGCCCCGGTCTTCGCACTCTTGCCGAGGCCATATACCATGGCCCAGGCCGCGATTTCTGCGCCCAGGAACTTTTCGAGCTGGCCAGCCACATCCCAGGACGTCTTATATTGCGCCGTCGCGAACTCGTGCCCCTTGCCGAGGTCCTGGGCGTCATCCTCGGTATTGAGATTTGGGCCCGTAAAGGTCCGGTTCAGCTTCCCCAGCCTCCAGATCCCGTCCACCGTGTTGGCTGTGGCGAGGTCGCTTTGTTTGCATTTGCCAAACCCGATGAGCATTTCCCTGATGTTGGCCGGCATGTCATTCGTCTCCTATTTCGGTGAAGATCATTGTGACTTCGCAGTAATCCACTCCCGCGGCATCCGGCAGCCGGCGGATCGAGGGCGTGTCCATCGGCTGACATGACGCGTGCACGGTCGCATAGATAAGCGGTACCGCGAGACCCGTCGGTATGCCGCGGGTGATCTGCCTGAAGAGCTGATAATACCCTTGCGGCGAATCGGCGCCTTCCTCCTGACCGGCGCGCAGGATCAGCACAATCTCATGCTTCCAGGCCTCCCCGCCGGCGAAGCTCCCGGGCCCAGTACTGCGCCAGGCGACCATGATCCGCGGCGACGGCAGCTGATAGATCGCCTGATCGAGGCTCGTGTGCGTCGGGTAGCGATCGTGGTAGGCGAAGATCCGCTCCTGGTCGCCACCGACGAGCTCGACCAGGTCGGGTATCTCCCGCAGCAGGTCGACCAGGTTGTCGACGATCTCGGAAGGATCAACCATGCTTCACCATGCGCGCCTTGGCCTCCTGGAATACCTGCCTCGCCACGTCCATCACCGCGCGCCGATTGGCCGGCGAAAAAAGCAGCCAGGGCTCACGCTCTGCATTGGCCCAACCCTTGATGCGCTCCTTCCGGCTGGTGAGCCCGGCGCGGGCCGTTTTGTCGGTCACGGTCCGAAGGGTCAGGTTGCGCAGCATGTCGCCGGTGAATTTGAGATCCCGGAATCTACCCTTGTGCTTCCGGGTTTTCCACATCGCGTATCTCTTCGTCAGCGGCTTCGCCGGCGCATCAGAGGGTCCCTGGTGCGCCGACAGACGCCGGAATACGCTGAGCAGTCCGGCCGATCCGATCCTGACCATGTCGCGCTGTTGAAAGGTCAGGTGATCGAGTACGAGTTTCTTTTTCTGCCAGATCCGGACCGCAGCCATCAGGCCACGTCCCGATCCTTGCGCAACAGGATCCGCATCCCCCCGCCGGCGTCCTGCTCGATGCGAAGGATCTTGTAGATGGTGCTCGCCGTAGAGATCTCGTCGCCAGGTTCCGGCGCGGGATTGATATCTGAGGCCGGCAGCCAGAGCTGCGCATAAATACTGCCGTCTCCGGGGGCCGCGCCCTCAAGCTCCACCCCCTCCTCCAGTATCCCGGTAACGACAAGCTCCTCCCTCGTGTCCGCGCGGGTGAAGGTGCAGGCCTGCCCGAATACATCCAGGCAGGCCTCATTGAGAACGGCGAAGTCCATGGTCATGCGCGTGGTTTATGCCTTGGTGAGAACGCCGCTGTAATCGATGACCATGTGCTTCTCGCCATCGCAGTAGATGTCGACGTAATTGCCGATCACGCCGGCGATGCTGAGCGATTCGTCGACGACTCCGCTTCCGCCGAGATAGATCTTCTCCCCGCTCGCCGGCGTCAGGGTGACGACGAAAGCGGCCGTCAGCTGCACTCGAAACGCCATACCGGCCGCAAGGGCAGCTGCGAGCAGGGTGAGAACGATCGTATCCCCGGCTCCGGTGTTGGTGATGTTTTTCCCGTAATCGCCGATCGCCAGGTCCGCGGTTGCGTCCTTGGCGGCGACAGCGGCATCCGGCGCCACGAGAGGCGGCTCGGGTACCAGATATCCTGATCCGGTTGCAGCCATTTGTTGATCTCCTTCCCGTTACAGGGTTGCGAGCTTGGGCGCAGCTCCTCGACGGCGCTACGCTTCCTTGGTCACTACGCCGCTATAGCTCGTGACCAGATACTTCTCCCCGTCGCAGTACACGTCGACGTAGTTGCCGATCACGGCAGCGATGTTTAGATACTTCGATGCCACGCCGCTTCCGCCGAGATAGATCTTCTCCCCGGTTTGTGGAAGCAGCCGAACGATCTGAGCGGCCGTGCACTGGATGCGAAATGCCATCCCCGCCGCCGATGCGGCCGCAAGCAGCGTCAGGACGATTGTCCCGGCGGCGCCGGTGTTGGTGAGGTTTTTCGCGTAGTCGGCAATCGCCAGATTGCCGGTCGCCGCCTTGGCTGTGACGCTTGCATCGGGCGCCACAAGGGGCGGCCGCGGTACGAGGTATCCTGATCCGGTTGCAGCCATTTGTTGATCTCCTTAAATGAGAAGGCCCCGGTTGCCCGGGGCCCTCGGTTCGAGTATTGGTTCGCCGGCTGCTACGGACTACGCACCGGTCGAGTAGTACAGCGGCCTCCAGTCGACCGCCTTGGCGGCGAAATCCAGGAAGGCGTAGAACTGGATGCCCAGTATCCCGCTCTCGTTGTCCTTGCGGACGAACTGCGGACCCTCGGCCCCCTCGAGGTGGCAGTATTCGATACCCGGGAACATGGTCGGGTCGGCGGCTGCATACCAGACAGCCGTGCTTGTGGCGTCGAGCTCGCCGTCGGCCACGGGTTCCAGGCGCCCCGCGAACCAATTCTGATCCGCCGCCTTTACGTTCGGGCCGATGGCCATCAGGGCGGCGCGCGCAGTGGATTCCTTCGCGGCAGGAGCGATCAGAAAGCGCGGGGTGATGTTCAGGATGGACGCGCCGTCGATCCCCTTCTGGGTCCTCATGGCGGTCCACATCGCATCCAGCGCGGTGTTGCCGATGACTCCCGTGCCACTGTTGTCGTGATCGGCGTGGAACAGGGTCACGTTGTCGGCCATCGCGGCGTTGGCCGTCAGAATGGCATAGATCGTCTTGTTTTCGAGGCGGGCCGCCTGCGCGCCGAAGGCGCCGATCAGGTCATTGAAGGCGCCGAGATCATCGTTGATGAGCATCTGGCGCGTGAAGCTCACTCCGCGCCCGTAGGTCGCCAGGGAGTAGCTTTCCTTCGCGTCGGTCATCAGGCCGATCGTGATCTGCCCGCCCTCGGGCACCTTCAGGAAGGTTGGGGCCTCGCCGAGCCGGGTGCGGCTCATGGCCTTGAAGTCCGGAGTTGTGCTGCGCTTGGTCCACAGCCGGTAGGTCGGATTGGCGAGCTGGTACATGGCGAGCAGCTGCTTTCTCGCCACAGCTTCGAGAACGCTCGAGAAATCGGATGTGGTCTGCATCGCGAATTCAACCACCTGCGCGATCGGCGGCGTACCGCGCAGACCGCGCTGCAGCCGCATCGATTCCGACGCGATCTGCTTGATGGAGAGGCCGATGAAGGGATTGTTCGGATCGTTCTTGGCCGCGCGGCGATCCATCATGCCGGCGATGGCGTCGCCCATGAGATGCCGCCGGGTGTCGACCTCGTCGCGCAGCATGACAGCCCTGGCCCCCGTCGGCCCGGTCTCCGGAAGCATCGATGCGAGACGAACCTGCTCGTCGATCGCGAGATCCCGGAATCTTTCGATCTTGGTCCCCTCGTGAATGTGTTTGTAGCCGAATGAGGCCGGCAGCCCGAGCTTCTCCACGGTCGCGATGATGTCACGGACGCGGGCGCTTTCGCCGAGCGCCCCGGTTTTTTGTTCAGACTCGATCTGTTCCTTGGACAGAGTCTGGGTGATGACGGTGATGGTTTCGCGGGACTTCTCGCCCGCATCGGTAACAGCCTTGTCGGCCATTTTTGCTCCTCCTGTGGGAAGGATATGGGGTGAAATAGCCCCGGTTGGTTCGCCGGCGGAGACAACCTCCGCCTCCGTGAAACTTGCTTCTTCGCCGAGCTTGAGTCCGGCATTGGGATCGGCGCCGATCGGGACCAGGCTTACTTCCAGAGGCTCCCAGTCGATCGCCAGGTATGTCTTGGTCTTCTCGTTGCCCTCCTCGTCCTTCTCGGTGACGTCCTTCATTTTGTAGATTCTGGCGCCGACACTTGCGTTGCGGATGATGCCGTCCTGCACGTCAGCCCAGATCCCGTCAACCTCTGCGCGGCTGGAAAAGCGCACACGCGCGTTGCCCTTCAAGTCCGCGGACTCGATCACGCCGATGATGTCCGCCAGGCTGTAATCGCTATGAGAGTTGAGCAGGGGAGCCTTGCCGCTCTGGAGTCGTCCCATCCTGACGTGCTCGGGCTTCATTGAGAGCGTCAGGTAATACCGCCCGTCCCAGCTCATCCGGGCTATCGTCGCACCCGTATACCACTTGAGATCGGCAATCCGGCCCTGCTCTTCCTTGGCCGGCGCGAGCTCGGCCTGCAGCATATATTTCGGGACTTTCATTGCTGTGGTTCCTCCGGTTGTCGGGATTGGCTTGATTCTGATGTTATCGCCCCGCCCACCGCCGTGCGCCGGCGCGGGTCGCAATCGAGGATAATTCCGCGGCGATCCCAGGCCTCATTGGTCCGCCTGATCTCCTCGAGCTGCTCCTCGGGGTCATAGCCCATCTCGGATACCATCTGATCCCAGGTTTGCCGGCCGGACCGCACATCCATCAGGGCGGCCTTGGTGTCTTTCTCCGGGTCGACCGATCCGAATCCGGGCGGGCACCACTTCGTGCCGTAGTCGGCTTCGGGGATGCGTCCGGCGGCGAAGGCCTGGTTGACAAACCACTTTCGAACCGGCCGGCAGAACATCGGGATGAAATTGAGCCAGCGGAAACATTCAATCCCGGTGCGGAACGATAGCAGGCCGGCGCGGTAACTCGAGTAGTTGACGTTCGAGAGATCGCCGGTCATCTGCTCATACGTAAGACCAAGTCCGGACGCGATCTCGGTCTGCATGTCGCGCATGAAATCGCGGTATCCCTCGCCGTGACTTGAGGGGCTGGCAAACGCGACCTCCTCGCCGGGCCTCAAGTAGCGAATCATCCCGGGCTCAAGCGTCTCCACAGTCTGATCGCTTGCCGTGCTCGCTTCTCCGAGCGCCGGCCCCTGCTCGGCCTCGGGCTGAGTCACAAAGGCCGCGAAGCAGGCCTCGATCTTTTTGCGCACCAGTTCTGCCTCGCGGTACTCGTCGAGGTCGCGCATGTGGATGACCACGGGCGCAAACCACGGAACGCCGCGCACCTGTTGCCGGTCCTTCTGATACACGTGCAGGATGTATTGCGCCGGGATGCGCCTTGAAACCATGCTGCTCGGCTTATAGCCGGCGGCGACGTCGCCGGGATGCTCGCCAAAAAGCCAATAAGCGGCGCGCCGGCCCAGCAGATCGAACTCCACACCCTGAATGATGATGCCTGTGTCGATCTTCTGGGTTTTGTCGGTATCAAGATAATCCGGCTCCAGGACCTGGATCTGCAGCGGCACATGCAGCCCATCATCCGTGCGGCGCGGCCGCTGGCGAATAAGGCACTCCCCGCTCTCGATCACAGTCCGCACCACGAGGCGCTGCAATCCGTAGAAGTCGAGCTGACCGTCCGAATCGCACTCGTCGACCCAGATCTTCCAGGCCTCGTTGATCTGTTTCGCCAGGCGCACGTTCTCATTTGTCGGCTTGGCTTGCGCCGTGATCCCGGTTCCGGTGGCCTGGCCGGCGAGTTCGTTGACCGCCCTGGTGCCGTAGGCGTTGTTGCGCACGAGATCCCGGGCCCGCTGGCGGAGCCGGGCCAGGGCCGGTCCGATCTCGGCGTTGGCCGAGCTGTCGGAAGTGATCCAGCCCGAGGCCCTGCGATCGATCCGCGCGCCCTCATAGGAAAGCAGCACCGCTGCGGCTGCCCTCGCCCGGGCGCGCTGCAGTCCCCAATGCGGGCTTAGCCAGGATACGGCCCGATCGAGCCAGGTCTCACGCACTATGGCGACGATCATTCCCCGCCTCCGGATCCGCCCTTCGAAAAAGAGGCGTAACTCGTGCGGTTCTGGGTGCTGGTTCCGCCGGAGGACGCGACGGCGTCAATCATCTCCTGCCTGAGCTTGAGCATCTCGGTGATGGACTGATACTGCACAGAACGATCGCCGAAGCGTACAGACAGTCTTCCAACCTTTATTGCCGCCTCGAGGGCGTCAATATCGGACTGCGTCCAGGATGTGGCCATGGGTTAGTTCTTTGGGCGCTTGAAGTAATAGATCGATTCGTTAAATCCGTGGTCGCGTACCGAAACCAGCTCCCACCCTTCGTCGCCGTAGCGGCTGATGTCAGCCTCCGCCGCATTGACTTGGGTGAGAAATTCCCACTTCGCCGGCGCGCTGCGTTCAATCGACCAGGGCGCCATGGAATCGGGTTCCGCCCCGGTCATACCCATGTCGATCTCCCCCTGGGCCTGTGGTTTCACATTTTTCTGACTCATCTCTGCAACCATCCTTTCGTCCGCCCTCCGAGCCAGGAGCTACCGCGCTCCAGATTCAGTCCCGGCTCAGCGGCCGGTTTGGGCGCCGCCGGCGCCGGAGCTTGCTTTTGCGACTTGGCCTCCGGTCTCGACACGCGCAATTGCCGCTCGAGGTTTTGCCAGTGTTTTTCCTGCATGCGATCGAGACCGAGATCCCACGCTGCCGCGCGCGCATAGACCCGACAATCCAGGACTTCGTTCCTGGCTCTCGTCTGCTGCCATTCCGTCTTTGTGCGCTTGGTGCGCCGGTTGATGTGTGTGACGAGCTGCTCGGCGCACAACTGTTTGAAGTGCTCGTCTCCGTAATTGCCTCCGAACGGAAAGTGACAATATCCCGGAGGATAGGTCCAGCCCTGCGCGACTTCTTCCTCTGTTGGCGGACGCAGCTTCAAAGCGGCGTATAGTTCGGATTTGAAGAAGCTCACGACGATGGTTCGGATCTTGAGCCCCTTTTTGATCTTTTGTCCGCCGATCGTGACGTCGACGGGGCTCGGCTGGCTCACCGGCAATACCCCCGCATCCTTGCCTTTGATCGCCACGACCTGGCCGGCCGGCTGTGTTCTTACCCAGGCATACACATCGTTGGTGGTTGTCCCGTCCCCGGAATCCACATACATCCGGGAGATTGGAACGTCGATGCCGCCTACTGTCGGGAAGATCTGGCCGCGCAACTCCTCCAGCTGCCTCCATACCTCGGGCTCGGACGTGCGCCCCGGGAATATCCGGTAGTCCACCGACCATGACGTTTTCCCGCGGCCCCAGGCGACGACTTCCGCCTCGAGGCGATCGCGCTGGACGTCCACGCCGCACGTCAGAAACAATCCGCCCTCCGGCACTGTCCCGGGATCGTAGGCTTCGCGCCGGACGAGAAGTATCTCCCACTCCGGAGCTTCGCCTTTTTCGACCCAGTTCTCCGCGAGCGACGTATTGATGAACGTCTTCAGGTCCTCGACGCTGTCCTTTTTCGCGAGGTAGTCGAGCACGATCTCCCACAGCTGCTTCCACGGTGAGTACAACTCCGAGATCCAGAAGCCCGCAATCCCATTGGCCGGCCGGTGCGCCCGCCACTCTCCCTTCTCTACAGCTTTCCATCGCGCGGCGTCATCCCAAGGCGCATCACAGACCTCACAGTGGTACCTCGCCGAGCGCGCCTGCTCCTCGCGCGTCTCCAGCGTATCGTCCCAGCGCACCTGCGTTCTGAATGCCAGCATCATGCTCTGCATGTGACCGCAGGCCGCGCAGGGCACGTAATATTCGCGCCTGTCCGAGGCTTGATAGGCCCGATCGATTTCCGATCCCTCGACCGTCGGAGAGCAGGTCGAGATCTCTTTTTTGCGATGGCGGAACGTGGCCAGCCGTTTGCGCGCCAGGCTGATCGGATTTCCCTCCGCGCCGGCCGTCGGCGGGTATTTGTCGACCTCGTCGCAAAATAAGAACCTTATCGCGCGCCTGGCCAGGTTGCCCGGGGATCCGGCCGACGTGATCGCAAGCATGCCGCCCGGGAAAAGTTTTTCCTCGATGGTGTTGTTCGCGACGCGCGCCTTGAGGTCCGCGAAGATTGCCTTGAGCGCCGGCGTGTCGCGAATCATCGGCGCGATCCGTTCCTTGCTGAACGCCTTCGCGTCCGCGTCTCGGGGCTGCAAAACCAAGATCGGACCTGGATCCTGGTGCGCGAAGTAGCCGATGCCATTTTCGATCGTGACCGTCTTGAGCATCTGCGTGGCGGCGCGCACGACAACACGATAGATCCGTGGATCCGATACCGCGTCCAGGACCGCGCGCTGAAACGGCAGCGTCACCCATTTCCCCGGCTCGGCCGAGCTCTCCGAGCTGAGATAGCGATAGTGATCCGCCCACTCGGATACGGTCAATTCCCGCGGCGGCGCCCAGAGGGCCGAGGCCTCGCGAACTTTGGCCCCAACGCGCGGATCCTCGTCCGGCGCCCACAGTTTGCAGACGCATGCAATTATGTCCAGGACGGTCATGCCGCATTGGGCTGATACTCACTCAGTTCGGTTAGGAGTGAGCGGACTTCCCGCTCGATGAGAAACTGACAGGCCAGCACATCCGATTCCACGGCCACCTTGGGCGCGAGCTTGCTCGGCAGCTGAAGGATGTGCTCGCGCGCTGAAACGATCTGCCTCGACCAGGCCTGCGCCATCTCTTCAGCGTCGACCAGGATCCCGCGTAGCTTGGCAGCCTCGAGTCCAGTCTTGGAGGCCTTCGCAATCTCGTGCTTGATCTGGGCCTCGACAAGCGAAATGGGCGCCGGCTCCTTGTCGCCTCGAGGCGCCGGCGCCGGCTGGGCGGATGCCCGCTCCTTGGGTTGCGGCTCCGGCCGGCGGTGGCGTTTCCTATGATCGAGATTGAGCCGCCGCGCCTTGTCGGCCTCGCGCGGATCGACCATGCCGTCGCGCATCGGGATCTTACCGTCCCGGATCTGCCGCGAGACGGTCGACTTGGACAAGCCGCGCTGCCTGGCGTATTCGGCCGGGCTGATCAGGTCCGATTTTTTCATGGTTTTTTGGCACGCCTCTTGCGCGGGAAGGCTAACGCGTAAAACGTCCCAGGACGCGCCGGATCCCGCAACGCTCGACGGATCCCTCGCCGCGCGGCGATCGCGTCCCGCCAGCCCGCACAGTTGCACGTTGCACGAGTTGCATCAGTTTCACGGGCCTCATCTGGCCAAAATGTGTCATCACAATACCCTCCCACGTTCTCCGGCTGGAAGGACCCGCGACCTACCCCATCACCCCACTACTACACGGTGCACGCGCAGGATCTGCACGCACACCTCCCCTCTCGCGCGCCGGCGGCGCAACCCCCGGAGCGCCCTCCGGAGTGCAGGTGGATCCGACAGGCGCCGGCGCGAGTAGCTGCGCCCATCCCGGATCAGGTCGACCGGGTAGCGCACCTCTTCGCAGTACACACGCAGACAGTCGGCGGCGCTCATCTGGTCCTCCGGCGTCCGCGCACCGCATCGATCGCGGCATCGGCCTCCGCGTGGACCTGCATTCGCTCCATCGCCGGCGTCAGGGTGCGGTCGAGCTCAGCGGCGAGGCTCTGGCAATCGGGACACCGGCAGACGACAGCCGCCGGGCCCGAGCAGTCGGGGCCAAGCTCGTAGTAATGCGCGGTACCGATCTCCATGTCCGCATATGCACAGCACTGGCGAGGATCCATGCCCTTCAGTCCGCTCTCCCGATCGCGGTGCAAGTAACCTCGCATGTCCAGGGCTTTCAGGGTGCGCTGGGACACGCGCACAACCGCGCCAAATGGGTTGATGATCTCATGTCCGCCCCCGTATGTCCGCAGTTATGCCATCGCTCTCTGGTTTGTTTTTTGAGCCTCGATCCAGTCGGCTCTTTCGGGTTTATTGGCTTGGGGCCGCTTGGCCCATTATGGCAAAGGCGACCCCAGCCGGGCCGCCTTTGGTAAGGTAGGTCTCGCGCAAACCAATACTCCATCCGCTATCTCCTTGTCAACGGAATTTCTCGGTACCGGTGCTGGAGGCTGGAGATGATTCGCCCGGATCCATCAAGGCGATATTCCACCGTCCCTCGAAAACGCTCCACGCGCAGGCGCAGCAGCTCCTCTACCACAGCGATGAGATCATCGGGAATACTGCGACAGGTGCTGCATTCAAAGTTTTTCATTCACCCCCCCCACATCAACACACATCTATCCACCCGTCCTCGGCATCGAATCGTTTTATCGACTCCATCGCCACAAACGATCCGTCCGGCTGAACGCCATACCACCAGCCGAGATCTTGCTCTGGATTGACGATGAAAAACACGTCACCGGGCTGCAGGTCCTCGGGAATGTCGGGCCCTGTGGGGATCGCGAGCAGATTGCGATGACCCTCAGTCAACGATGAAATCTTTTCTTTTCGTCGGCGCACGTGGTCGCTCGGCTCCAATTGTGTCGGGAACATAACCGCGCCGCATTATGGCATTACCCTTTTCCCCTTTCATCTGGCCCCACATCGTGTCGAATTTCTCTCGAAGCTTCCTCCCCGAGAGAATGTGCGGGCCCCACCAGCTCTGCTGACACCAGTCGATCACGGCTCCAACATCGTCCTGGGATCGCCCGTCCCTGATGAGCAGTAGTTCGATTTCTCGCGCCCAGGCCCCAACATCGTCCATCTTCCCAGCCTTGGCCTTCGGATCTCTAGCCGCGATCGTGGCTCGCAGTCGTCCTGCGAGCTTGAAGGCCTCGACACTTGGGAGTTTGAGCACATCGTTTTCAGCCCCCGAAGGGGGTTTGGGGGATGTATTTTGCTTCTGCTTCTGCTTCTCCCCCGTCACAGCAGCGTCACTATTGCCGCAGCCCGCCTTGCGTTCGCGATAGCGATGCTGCCGTAAAGCGTGTTGCGATAATAGTTTATGTTCCCGATAAATTCTCCGACAGCGGATAGTTATCAGCGCGTCACTATTTTGTGACAGAGCGTCACGCGTGACATTTTGCGTGACGCCTCGCGTGACGCTTGAGTCACACACCTCTTGCCAGATCAGTTCGGCGAACGCATCCGCTATATCCCGGATTGTCGCCCGGGCGACCAGTGCCCACTGAGCGAGCGTCAGGCTCCGCTCGCCGCCATGGCGATCGAGATCGCAGAATATCCAGACCCAGATGCCGCGCGTCGACGGCGCCAGGTGTCCACAGTCGCGATCAAGGTCCTCGAACCACAGTTTCTTCCACGGCCATTTCATGGTCATCTGCAAGAGGACGCCCGCCGTCAGAGAAAAGCGGCAAATTGCGTTGCCACTTTTTTGCCACTTTTTTCTTCTGTTAGAACTATTTTAGATGCGGCCAAAATGAGGAACCAGAAACCGACGCGCAATCCACACGCAATCGCAACTAGTGGGCATCTAGTGCGAGTTACGCGTCGCACTCCGGAACCGAAGGTCGCAGGTTCGAACCCTGCCAGGCGTACCAATAGAATCAGTGGTTTACGCGGAATCACCGGTTTTCCTCATTTTCGGCCTTGCCACTTTTTTGCCAAAGCACCTACTCCGGCAGGTGTCGCCAACATTTTCCCTTTACAATCTGATAGATCAATTGACGGGTGACCTTGAATTCTCGAACCAGTACAGAGCGTTGCTCTCCGGCGCGAACTCTTTCCCGAATGTTTTGAACGTTGCATTCGGTGAGTTTTGCCATGCCATTCCGAGAGCCCCTGCGGGCCAAAGACAAGAGAGCTTTTGCTGATTGACTAAGCGGTTTTCCCGCCGTCCCTGGCGGCTTACCAACCCTGTGCATGGATTGATGCCTGGAAAGTGAAAGGATCTCCAGGTTATCCACTCGATTGTCTAGGCGATCTTTATTTTTGTGGTGAACCACTTCGGTTCGTTTGAGTTTTCTGCCCAAAATATTTTCCATCAGTAACCGATGGACGTATCTGCTTTTACCGTCGACGCACTTTCTCTTGTACCTCAACCTGTCTTCCCTCCAGTGCCGCCAAAACAACGCGGCCGGCCCACGTCGGCGCATATTTGGCATAGGTTTTCTTGGTGAAGTCGATCGTCGCATGACCGAGCATTTCAGACACAACTTCCATTGGCACGCCGGCCTCGACCAGGCGGATCGCATAGGCATGCCTCAAATCGTGGATCCGGAGCCAGGGATGGCCTGCTGCCTTACGCGCCGACTCCCACGGATCCTTGGCCTCGCTCCACCTGGTGAGCGTGGCGGGATGATAAAACACGTACTCGGTCCGCGACGTGCGCGGCATCTGGCGGATGGCGGCGATCGCTGCGGCGGTCAGGGGCACGCTGCGCGGCTTGCCGCTCTTGGTGCGGTGCAGATGCACCACCGCGTTGCGCAGATCGACCTGGGAATGCTTGAGCGCAAGACCCTCCTCGCGCCGGCAGCCCGTCTCGCGCAGGAAGATGAATAGCGGACGCACCGTCTCCCTGACCCGGGCTATGACCTGGTCGACGATTTCGCCGGTCGGTCTCCGCCCCTCGAAGGGCTGCTCGACCAGGCGCTCCCAGTCGTGCAGAGGATTTGCTTCCAGGATCTGCTGGCGCCGGCACCACTCCAGCAGATGGCGCAGGACCGCCAGGTCGCGATTGACCGTCCGGGCAGAGATGCCGGCCTTCAGGCGCCTGGCGGAATAGCGCGAGGCCTCGGCGCGACCGATTTCCGAGATCAGAAGATTGCCAAGCTCCCGCACCAGGATGGCCAGGCGGCTCTTCTTGCTTTTGCGGTCGCGGTTTTTCGAGCGCACGTACTGATCGAGATAGAGATCTGCGGCTTCCCTGAGCTTCATGCCCTCGGCGTGCTCGGCGTTGAGTTTCCGCCTGAGCTCGCGCCAGGTCCCGTCGATGCGGCTCGCGCGGATCCTGAGATCGAGTTCCCTGGCCTGCTTCACATCGATCGCCTGGCGGCGCGTGCGCTTGCCGTCGGGCCAAATCGTGTCGACGATGATCCTGCCGTTGCGCTCGTGGACCGTCATTCAGCCTCCCTGGGCAACGACTCCAGATAGTGATCGAGGTCTGACCTCAGGTAGATCCTGCGCCTGCGCTCCGGGTGATGCCTGGCTGGGATCAGCCCGATCCGGACAAATTTCCGAAGCTCGTTGACCGAAAGCTTCAGATATTTTGCCGCCTCGCATTCGAACATCGCGCCCGGCTGCATCTCTCCAATCTCTTTTACCATCGGCACAAGTACAAGGCTACTCATTCGGCGCCTCGCGGATCAGCCTCGCGTCCTCATGAAGTTTGCGCGGACACTCATCGGCATCATGCTCGACGAACGGCAGATAGATCCGGCGCCGGCAACGAGGACAGAACCCGATCGCGCTGCGCCGATCCCGCTTCTTGTCCCGAGCCTGGCGCGCCACGCCCGCGCTCCCGGTCATTCCTACCTCCAATCAAACCCGCGCTGCTGCGATCTCCGGCGCGCGTGTGCGGCGCGGTTGATACCCTCGAGGGTGGATGTCTTTTCCTTTTCCTCCCCACGCCGGAACTCGGCAGCCTTCGGGCACGTCGACCAGTGCGACTCAAGCGTGCCCGCGTTGAGCGGGATATACTTCCCGCGCGGGGTCATCCAGAATTCTATCTTCGCCCGGCATGCTCTGCATGATGTCGCGCGGCCGAACTTGTATCCCTGGGCGAACAGATCATCCTTGGTTTTCGGGAAAGGCATGATCACCTCTCATCCAACACGGCGGTTGTTACACCTGGGCACGCTTGCTCAGACCCGCAGTGACCGATTTGTTGTTCGGTCACTCCGGGGAGGACAGACAGTCAGCGCCCGCGCTACACTTTCTTCCCCCAGTGACCGTCATCTCAATCGGTCACTCCGGGCCGTCGGACACAGAGCGATCCGAGACCAGGTCCCAAACCCCCAGTGACCGTCATCTCAATCGGTCACTCCGGGGGCCGCGGGCCTAAGCCCGACATCCCCAGCTCTTGCGGCGTTATGCGCGAGCGGTCCTCCGGCAAGCGGATGGTCGCTGGTGCGCGGTCGGCCTGAGGGAGGCCGTATTCCCTGATTTCACTCATGTTCCTCCTTCGCGAGCGGGTCTGGCGATTCGCTCGCCACCTCGGCGCTCGCGTGCTCGAATGCAATACCGTACTCGTCCAGTTTTGTCTGTAGGGCCGTCACCACAGCGGCCCAGGGGAATGAAGGGAAATAGCTGCGATCAGTATCGTGATAGATGATCGTACCAACGCCGCGGCGGCGCGCGTAGCCCGCCAGCCCGGCCACGCTCATCTGCACGAACGATCGAATCCGGTCGCGATGCTTTTTGCCGCGCAATTCCAGATCCCGATTTGCGCGGTGCCGGGGCGTCTCGGGCCGGCGATCCTCCGACAATCGTTGTCGGAATCGCTCATAGCCGATAATCCATGTCCGCGCCTGGTCGGCATTGAGATGCCAGATATCCTCGATCGCCGGCGACGATGCGATCCAGAATCGATCGCTCGCCGTGCGCAGCGATAGCACAATCCCTTTGCCCTTGCGCCGCTCCTCACGCGGGAGCCACGCCACCATTTTCGTCATAATGCGATAGAAGGCCTTCTCTCCCGAGGCTTTGCCGGCTGCGCCATTGCGATGATCGCCGGCGTGCGCGCGGACGCGATAGATCGCAAGTTCGCCCTGCACTGCCGAACCATCGAGAATCTGGTCCATCTGCCGCTGCTGTCGCCCGAAGCCATTTCCTCCGCGGAGGCGCAGGTCCCATGGTTCTCCCTGCATGCGGACACGCAGGGTATAGTCGTTGCCGCGCTTGATGACTTTCCATCCCTGATTATGGGTCGGATAAGGCATCGGATATCGGTATCGAGGTAGACTCTCGCTCGATCGCCAGATCGCCTCGAGCCGGCGCCGGCGGTAGCGACGATCCACCGCTTGCAGAATCGATACTACAGATTGGCAATTGAGATGTGGGAATCTCTTGCGGGCGTCCGGGTAGAGATACACGAACTCGAACTTCGGCATCCTCGCTTCGCCCGCGCGAATCACATCACGCTTGGCGAGTTCCGTCACCACCCAGTTTGCCAAAGCGGTGGAGTCGGCCCAGCACATCTGAAGACAATCCCTCAGTTCCCTCCAGTCCGCGTCTAGCGGCCCCGCAACAGGCACCGTGATTGCTCGCAGAATGTAGGCTGCGCGCCAGCAGGCCTTGCACCAGACTGCATCGCGATGCCGCTTCCATCCGGGCGGTAACCGATCGCTCTCACGCGATTGAAGGCATTTGTGACATTTCATTACCCGTTCCTCTTGGCCCAGCATGAAGTCATAAATCCTCTGCAGACGTCTGCAATCAGCTATTGGCTCTTCTTCCCCTTGCGCCCCTTCTGCTTTTCCAGGCTTTCACAGCCGGTGCAAACGTACCGGCTGTCCACGAGATATTTCTCGCTCCAGAACCAGCCGGCCTCGTCGATGAACGCCTCATCGTGCCCGCAACGCTCGCAGACGACCGCAGGCGCCGGCGGTTTCTCGGGCGCGGTCGCTTTCGCGGCGCGCTTCGGCTTTGCGCTCTTTTGGGGCGCGGCCTTCTTTTTCCTGGCGTCCTGTTTGGCCTTCTTCTCCCGGATCTCTACATCCAGGGAGGCCGAGATAGCGGCGTCGTCGATCCCATATCGCTCCGCGGTCGCCAGCAACTGGGCCGGCGGAACCGAAGGGCCCCAGCTGTAGACCTCGAGCTCGCGCTGGAGCGACATCTCTATCAGCAGTTTCTGCAGATCCGCGTCGTTAAGTTTCGGGGCCTCGCGGTTAATTATCGAGTGCCAGTTCTGGCCGCCCCACCTGCGTTTGCCCGGCTCCCAGCCATGGCGCTGGACGACAGCCTGGTGGCCATTGCCCTGCATTTCGTTAGCCAGGGCGATGGCCACCAGGTCGAGATCTTCGCGCGACAGCCGCTCCGGCGCCGCAGCCAACACCGCCTCGAAGATCCGCCGCCGCAGCTCGATCTCTCTCGTCAGTGCCTCCTTCTGCTTGCGCTCCCTGGCGATGTCCTTTGGGTCGCGCCCGGTGTGCTTGTATCCGCCTCCCCAATGCCGCTTGCAGCTCTTATCCGCGCACACCTGGAGCGTCTGCCCGCGGCGGTCGTTGCCCTCGACGACGATCGCCTTGCGCGCTGTGGCGCATCCACGATCTTTCTTGACCTCGACCCATTTATTTGCTTTTGGCGGCTCGCTAGCCTTCGGCTTGCTCCCATAGCTGCCGTACTCGGTGCTGATCTGAAGCAACTGCTCGCCCCTTTTCTTCGCGACCTCGATTTCCCGTGCGATGCAGGCCGAGGTCTTGACCTCCCAGCAGGCAGGATCGGTGCAAGTGTCTTTCTGCGCGATGTCGGGGAATAGCTGAGGTGTGAAGCCGGTCCGCTTGTGGCAGGTCGTGCAGGGGCCGGCCTTGTGGACGAGCTCGGCATCGTCCTTTTTGAAGATCGCCTTTTTGAGGTCCAGATGAATGCGCGTTTGGATGAAGGCGGCAAGCTCCCGGACACCGCACACGATGGGCTTTCCGTTCACGATGCGGGTGCGGTCGATCGCCTCCTCAAGGGCTTGCTTCTGCTCGCGGGGCTGCAGCCTGGCGATCAGGACCGCGTGCCCGGCTGTAATCACATCCTCCAAAAATTTGTCCCTGGCCGGCTCGATCAGGTCGAGGAGCTTCAGCCGCTGGTAGATGTAGCTCTCGCTCCGGACGACCTTCGCCGCGATCGCCGCGACATCGTACCCCGGCCGCTCAAGCAGGACCTCATATCCGAGCGCCTCTTCGAGCGGGTGAACATCTTCCCGGCAGAGATTCTCGACGATCTGCAACTCGAGCGCCTCGCCGTCGCCAAGGTCTTTGACCCGCACTGGGATCTCTGCCAGGCCTGCCTCCCGGGCGGCCCGAAAGCGCCGGGCCCCGGCGACAATCTCATAGTGGCCATTAGCGGCGGTCACATCAGGATCGATTCCGAGCGCCCGGCCAATCTTCTCGCCCGAGCTGATCGGCACGGGACGCACCAGCAACGGCACCAGGACCCCGTGCTGTCGGACGCTTGCAACGAGCTCCTCCATGCCGCGAAACGTGCGGCGCGGATTGGTCTTGGATTCAACGATCTGGTCGATGGGTAGAATCTGAAACTCCTCCACGCGCCCCTCCTCTCTCATGCCGTGCATTTCTTTTTGTGCTCGTCGCAAACAAACTTCGTGCGGAACGTTTTGCCGCATTTACAGCTGTACGGCTTTTTCGAATTGGGCTCGCCGGCCGTCCTGGCAATGTAGTTCTTTTGGGCCCGTTCCGACACGCACGCCTTGCAGGATCCCAGGCGGCCATCTGCGCACTCTTTGTTTTTCGGGAACGCGTCCAGGGGTTTGATTTGGCCGCACTTCTTGCAGGCCTTCTCGCCGGCGGGTGCAGTAGCATCTGCTGTAGCGGCCTTGGAGCGCCTGGTCCTGGGTCGGGCTGATGTGGGTTGATGTGGATCGATTCGGGTTGAGCCGGGTTCAGCCGGCGCATTCAGGCGGCGCAGGGCGAGCAGAGCCTGGCCGATGCAGCATTGTCCGCAGCGCGCCACGAGATTCTCTATCACATTTTCGTACATATGATCGCTCCTCAGTGAACCTTGGCTGTTTCAGTTTTGGATTTCCGCGCGCGCAGCTTCCCGCTCACAGCATTGCCCACGCAGCATTGCCCACGCATCGCAGGCATACTCCCCCGCCAGTCACGCCCTTTCCGCCGCATTTCTTGCAGGTGCGGTCCATGTCGATTTCGATTTTAACATCGCCCATCTCCAAGGTCCCGCGCCCCAAAACCGGCGCCGGCGGATCTGATTGAAAAGGCAGCTTGCGCTGGGCCGCGGCATCGCAGCGCTCATAAAAACTGCGCACATCAGGCAACCAGAATCCGTGGCGCTCGATCACCTCGGCGAACTCGGTGACGTCGTGCTCCCTGATGTAGCAGCCATCCCCGTCGACGCCGCAATGGCAGAGCTCGTGATCCAGGAGCGCCTCCTGGGTTTCCGGATCCATCTTGTCCCAGATATCCTTCTTGATCTGGATGATGAAATCGAATCCGGTCAGCGACTCATAGATTTCGGGCACGCGGCGAGCGGATCCAAGCTTCCGCTTTTTGCCGAGGCGGAGTTGCCCGGCCGCAGTGGGCGCGTCGTTCAGCAGATAGGCGATCTTTGCCGCCTTCAAATGCGGATGCCATTTTTCTATCAACTCCGCGGCCAGCTTCTCGAGGCGTTCATCGCTCTCGTAGGCCATCAGCCCTCCAGGTCCATAATTGCGATCTCGGTGTGCTCCAGCTGCCCCACCACCTGCCTCATCACGAGCTCGATCCGCGCCGTGGAATCGTCGGCGATCAATTCGTTGCGCCTCAGACCGTCAAGCACCGGCTTCAGACTGCCGTATGCGTTGTCGGGGTCGAGCATCCGCCGGCGATGCAGTACGATCACGACCAGCTTGCGCGCCAGGGGCCGTGCGCAACCGATCCCTCCGGCCGCGGCTCGGATCTCCAGGGTCCAGTCGTCCAGGTCCCTCTTGCGCGCCGCCCAGTGCGAGCGCAGCAATCCCGGGACGCGGCGCCCGCCACGAAAGGTGCTGTTTGGGCCGACGGGGACGCGATCGACTCGCAGTGCGATCACAGCAGATTCCTCTGGCCGGGCCTATAAGCCTCGGCCCATCGCATCAGCTCAGGATAGGCGCTGTTGGGGACCTCGGTCGACCGCTCACATCCGCGCCGGCCGAGCTCCTCCAGAATCATGACGTCGGTCATGCCGCGCGCGCGGCAGAGCTTGTAGAATGCCGTCCATTTCGGGTTCAGGTCCAGCGGCGGCGCGGAAGGCATCGGCGGAGGGGCGCCGCCGCCGGCCCGCCTCGCCGCCGGGAGAGGGCCTACGAAAGCGGTCACTGCGGGAACAACCTCTGGGGCGGGCGCCGACGCTCCGGGATCCCCACCGGCTGCGATCGCGGCCATGTCGCCCCAGGGATCCTCCGGATCCACGATCGCCGGCGGATCCTCGGGCTCGCCGGCGCCGGCGTCGAGCGGATCCAGCGGCCCAGGATCTGAGAACTCCGCCTGAAACTGCCGTCCCGCCTCGATCAGTTTCCGCTTTAGATCGACGGCCGATTCCGCGCGGAACTCGAGGCTTACACCGTACTGCGTCGACGCCTGGCCGTTGTGACTGGTCCTGTATGGCCGGAGGACCAGCAAGAGTGGGATCCCGGCCACAAAGCCGCGCGCGGGATCTCCGCGGCCTGAAAGCGTCCGGAAAATCTGCAAACACGAAAACAATTGCGAGATCGACCGCAACCCTGTCGTATCGAAATATGCCGTCCCGCCGAGGCGCGGGGAGGCCAGGAGCTGGAAGACCAGGCGCGCCCGGGCCCGGCAGGGCGCCGGAAACTCCTTGCCGTCGCGCATCGTCGGCTTCGCAAATCGGCAGCCCCGGAGCCAGCAGCCGTTTTCGATGCGGAACGTCCGCTCCCCCTTCTGCGCGGCCGCCGCGGCCAGCTTTTGCTCGGCGTCCGTCGCCGCAAGCGACAGGATGCGATCCGCGTTCAATCCATCTCCCATGCATTGGCGCTCGGTCGCCGTCCAGTACTGATAGCCGGCATCGAGCGGATCGTCGCTCGTAAACACGATCGAGATCTCGGTTGGGATTGGCCCGTGCGCCTCGATCGCGTCCCAGTCCGGCTCGAATGATCCATCCGCCGAGATCCGGTGAAATAGGAAATAATTGACCTTCGATGGGTACTGGCGATCGGGGCCCGAGATTTTGGCCTGGCGGTAGAATGTCATGGCCTCATTTCTGGCCTCGAAGCGGCTCACGTCCTTGCCGACCAAGACGCACCACCTGCGTTTCTGATCCATCCAGGCGTGGATCGCCTTGCCTTTCGGGAGCCCAATCCCGACCTTCGTGGCCTTCGGCTCAACAACGATCGGCTCGCCCGTTGGCTGGTGGGTCACCCCGTACATTGGCTTCATCGGACCCCGCTTCTGTGTTGGATGGCGGGGCGGCCATCCCGAAAGCCGCCCCACCTGGTTGATATTTGCGCCCCGCGCGGGGCGCGCCGCAAAACACTTGCAGGACCCCGGGCGCGCATGCCGCCTCACCAGGGCATGCGTTCGAGCCCCCCTCTCGCCCGGGGCCCAGGGGTCGGCCCGATGCCGGATCATCGCGGCTGGGTGACGGGTGTGTCGTCCGCGCGACGGAGTCTCACAGCATCAGGCCAGATCGCCGCTGTTATGCCGCAGCAGCGGTCAAGCCCGACGATCTATTGGAGCGCGTGCCCGATCACGATGCCGACTGCGAACGACAGGATCATCAGCACCACCGTCACAGTCACGATCTCCCAAAACAACCCTCTGAGTTTCTCCGCGCTCACCTCGGACGGAGGCCACAAGGCCTATGAAGAGGTCCGCCAGAAGCCTCTCGGCGTCGGCAACGCCGGACCGTTCCGCCATCTCGGCCGCCTCAGCCTCAAACGCACGCGCCTCGACCCATGCCGCCACCGCGTTCTCCACGCGGACCCGCTCCGACTCCGGGGCATCGGGCCCGCACAGTATCATCTCAATGACTCCGATTTTCGCGGTCGTCATGATCCGGGCGGCAACGGCGGTCTTCAGAAGCGGTGCAATTCGTTCAGCCGTAGTACTATCGATTTTCATGGATCCCTCAGATCAATATCCATGCGACGCAGCACGCGCCCATCCCGACGCAGAAGCCGAGCAGCAGGTGATGCTCGGCTGCCAGACGCATCGTCTCGTGTAGAACGCGTCCCGGCGGACACTGCGCTTCAGGTAGATCAGGGCTCTGTTCATGTTCTCCTCAAATCCAGCCCACCATCCGCGCGACCAGGTGGGCCAGGCCGAATAGCACCATGCCGGATAGCATCAAGGTGCCCATCAGCACCGCGGCGTGGAGGAAGGCGACGAAGTCGCCGAGGTAATCGCGCCGGCGCGGGATCCGCACGCGCTGGTATTCCCGGGCGCGGTCGCCCTCGATCAGGGACTTCGCCTGGCGGGGATCCCGCTCCCAAAGGTCGATAGGAATGTCCTTGTCGATCGACTCCGAAACGCGATTGTCATCCAGGCAAGTCATGGGGAATGCGATGATCTGGGCGCGTTCCTGGGGCGCGATGTGCGTATTCATTTGGCCACCTCCGCCATCCATCGACTGACAAATTTCTGCGCGCATTCGATCCCGCAGAAATCCTTGAGCGCGCACAGTGACGGATCCGGGTTGGGATTGTATGGGACAACCCGCAACTGGGGCGCGCCGTTGGAGTTCCGGATCACCTCGACGGACCACCAGTGGTTGGTCTCCATCTTCAGCTTTCCGCAGCCCTCCAGATCGCATCTGACGGTTTCAAGCCTCATGCCGCCCTCCGCGATCGCACCAGGTGGAGCTGCTCGGCGATCAGATCCGTCATGGTCTCGCGCTCCGGGATGCTGATCCGGCCGTCGGCCAGGGCCCGCTTTGCTTCCCGGTAGAGACTAGCGATCGAGGCAAGCAGGGGTTCGTGTCCGCAATGTCTACAATCCTTGGCGTTTAGGTCACCCTGGACGATACTCCGCAGGTAGCTGCCGCGTGTCATTCCGAGATCTCTGGAGCGGCGGCGGACGCCACGGTCAAGGGAGATGGGGGCTCGGAAGGAGATCGTGAAGGTCTCCGGGCGCGCCGCGGTAGGCGGCAGGCCTGGGTCTGGATCTGATTGCGGCTGCCGGTGTCGAAACTGCCTGACGTTGGGCATGGAGGCTCCTTAATACGCGCAGTGCTCGCGTTGCAGGTCCTCAATTAGCAGGGACTCGAGATCGAGCCCGAGAGCGGCCGCAATCTTGCGGAGCGTTTCGGGATTGTTGGTCCTGCCGCGCTCTACGTTGCTGATTGTGCCCTGATTCAGTTTACAGCGCTTCGCCAACCGCACCTGCGACCAGCCGCGTGCGAATCTCTGCCTCTTGATGAGCTGTGCGTTGTATCTCATTGGAACGTGACTTTACGTGGGTAAAGAATTCTTGTCAAGATAATTTTTCATATTTTTTGCAACAATGCGAAACTGGAGATGATGGACATCGGAAAGCGGCTGACATTCTTCCGCCTTAAAGCGCTACATACACAGGACTCGCTCGCCGCCCAAAGCAAAGTGAGCCGCCAAGCCATCAGTTCCATTGAAAACGGGAGGGCGAGCCCAACTTTTGCCACGCTCTGCGCCTTGTTATCCGCATGCGACACAACCATGGAGGATTTTGTTTTCATCGGAGCGCCAAAGCAACTATCGGAGCGCGATCAGGCTTTGCATTGCAAACTACAGGAAATTCTTGATTCAAACTCCCCTGCGGCCGAGGGCATTGCGATAAACATTGAGTTTTTGCATGGTCACATGCTGACGCTAATGCGCGCCGACGCAGAAAAGGAGAGACAATCGAAGGTCCGGCGCAAAAAGGCGGGGTGACCCGGCCGCCTGTCACCAATCCCCCTCAGGCGGCGAAAGTGGTGAATATTTATTGTAAGCTGATCGATATCTGGCTGAGGGAATTCGCGCGGAAATTGCGCGTAGATTGGCCGGAATAAATCGATCGAATGCGCGGAGGGATCCATGGAATCGGACCCTGGTGATACTCTTTTTTGCTCGTTGTGCTCACTATCCCTTTCGCTTTGGTCTCGGCCTACATCGGCGAATGCAAAAATCGAGCGGCTCTGGGATTCTGGCTTGGATTTTTCCTCGGTCCGATTGGAATCATCATCATCGCGCTTTTAGGGGAGCCAGCCCCAAAGCGCATTCCGGGGCAGATACGCGAATCCTCGCATTCGACGCCCCAGGCAAAACGTCATCGTCGGGGCGCCAACTTCGGAAATGCCCCTTCTGTGCCGAGATGATCTTTGCGGAGGCGATCATTTGCCGCTTCTGTGGGCGCGAATCACCGGCAAGTCCGGAGCTTCCCGGGGCTCCGGTTTAGAGGAGATACATATGAAGAAGGCTATTTGGATTTTGGCCGCGCTGTGTCTTTTGGGGGTCGCGCCGACTTTTGGTCAACGCAGGCCCGCGCCGGCGGGGGTTGGCCTGGCTCGGAGTCCCATCCCACCGCCATCCCGCTCGGATGAGGATGCCACAAATAGCGGCGTTCCCGGAGATGTCGTATTGATCGTGATCGCAGAGCGGATGTCATTCTATGTTGTAAGAATCACTTGGGGCGTGGACATTTACCCGTTGTGGGCAATCAATACCCGGCCCGTGGTCACGCAGATGGAAATTGCCGCTGATGGCGGTTTCGCGCATACCATTTACTCCAAAACCTTCCCGGTTTATCCAATGAATGGCACGTGGATATGGAACACGAGTGAATCGGGGAAAACCCTGTACTTCAGGGCGCGGCTCGGGAACGAGTATGGATGGGGTAATTGGTCTCCGACCGTGACAAAGAACGTTTGGTAGTTCGGAGGAATGGAACTATGGATCCAGAGAAATTGCCCTATTACCATCTCACCGGCAAATCCCGGTTGGACAAATCAATCAACACTCTCCTCGGAATCCTGGAGGGTGTCACTCTGGACCAGATCGTCAGCACGCGAGAAAAGGAATCAATCAGAGAATGGCTCGAAGAAAACCGCGAACTCCAGGGACTGCACCCCTACAACGAAATAACACCACTTCTTCAGGAGGTCATGGCCGCTGGCATCGTCAGTTTAAACCAGAAAGAGGACTTGTGTTGGATGTGCAAAAACCTGCTGTCGAGTGAATATTATGATGGTGTCACGGCCGACATGCAGCGTCTGCAGGGCCTCCTGGCGGGCATCATCGCGGACGGAATAATCACCGTGCCTGAATTGAGAGGTCTAGCCAAATGGCAGGAGTTCAATTCTCAGCTAGCGCGATGCTGGCCCTACGACGAAATAACGAGTCTCATCACCAAGATCCTCCAGGACGGGAAGATCGACGCGGAGGAGCATGCCCTGTTTTCCAGGTTCATTTCCGAATTTGTTTCCCCGGGCAGTTTCATTCTCGATCGCGAGCGCCCGCGCCCGAACACTCCCAATATCACGGGCATCTGCGCTGTCTGCCCTGAAATTTCGTTTGAGGGGCATCTCTTCTGTTTTACGGGGGAATGCGAGAAGTTTCCGAGAGTCGAGCTTTTTGCCAAGGTGGTAGCACTCGGCGGCAACGTCACAGACTCATTGCGTCGGGACGTGGATTACCTGGTGGTCTGCACGGCCGGAAATCCCTGCTATGCATACTGCTGCTATGGCCGGAAGGTGGAGCGGGCCATGGATCTCCGGAGGCGCGGATCCCCGGTAATGCTGGTCCACGAGAGCGACTTCTTCGACGCCATTGCGGATCTTGAATGACCTTCCGATTTCTCTTGACACGCGCTATCATCTGATATATTCTGATATCGTGATTGAGGATGACCGGCCCGGCGGACCCCGGGAGGATGCGCCCCCGAGTGGCGCGAGGAGCAGAAATGAAGAGGAAATTCTATGGAAGAGTAACCATTCCGGCCCAGGAACTACTACTCGAGGCCGGGGCCAAATTCGATAGGTTACGGGACACTATCGACATCATCGCGGACGTAAAGGCGTTCCGCGGCACGAGGATAGATATCATGCATAGCGGCGACAGCGGCCTGCGATGCGCCGAGGAGCCTCGGTTCCCCGGCACCCGAACCACGGAGGTCTTGTGAAACGATATAGAGCTATCGAGTCTTGTCAGTATCCG